GGATTGATCCAGTAATTCCCTCAGAATTGCATATCAATTTGCTTAGAGTCCCCGGCGGCCACCGGGGATTTTTTCTTTGTGATTTCATCAAGCGCATACTTAAAAGCCCTGCTAATCGGACTGATGTCTGATGCCATTCCGAAAGCACACAAGACCGAAGCAATAAATCTCCAGTCCGTTCTGCTTATCTTCGATTCATGACAGCCAATCATCTTTGCCAGACCGCGCTGGGTAAGCGTTGACAGGTTGATGAGTAAATCAGTTTCAGCGCGATCAATTTCTCGCTGTGATAGTTTGCTGTAACTTGTTTGTTCCATTTCTTAAGATTTCCAATAGTGAATAGCTAGTTGAAAGGTATGCGTGGAAACGCATATGGCCTTAGTTGGTCAGATATATTGGGACTCGCTTTGTCAGCGACGTAGGACGAATGTCCATTGTGAAAATAGCGGTGTTACTTATGCAGCCAGAAGGTTCTTTTTGCTTATTTCAAGCATTTCGCTTGCTTGATATTTGCCACCAGAAATCTCTTCGATTTTTGATGCGTATTTAGTTTTCCCAAAAAACTCAGTCTTAGGGAGGAAGCCGTTTTTGAGCCACTTATAGACAGCCCTTTCGCTAACTCCACAAGCCTTCGCAACTTCAGGGATGCCGACACCTTTAATCGGCTCATCAAGATTTTGCATAGGAATATCCTTTTTCGTACTTTCAGTACGTATTATGGTTGAACTGAAAGTTTTTGCAAGTGCTTTAGTATCGTACTCATGGTTCAGAATGAAAAAGTGCGCAAAGAATTCGCCCAGCGGCTAGCGCAAGCCTGTAAAGAAGCTGGTCTTGATGAACATGGTAGGGGAATGGCTATAGCCCGTGCCCTTTCTCTTTCGTCCAAAGGCGTTAGCAAATGGTTTAATGCTGAGTCTTTACCGCGTCAGGAAAAAATGAATGCGCTTGCGAAATTTCTAAACGTTGATGTTGTTTGGCTTCAGCACGGCACTTCGTTAAATGGAGCGAATGATGAAGATACTCTTTCATTTGTTGGCAAATTAAAAAAAGGGTTAGTGCGCGTGGTTGGTGAGGCAATTCTTGGTGTTGATGGTGCCATCGAGATGACCGAAGAGCGCGATGGGTGGCTCAAAATTTATAGCGATGATCCAGATGCCTTTGGTCTTCGTGTGAAAGGAGACAGCATGTGGCCCAGAATAAAATCAGGAGAATATGTACTCATTGAGCCTAACACCAAAGTATTCCCGGGTGATGAGGTGTTTGTCAGAACCGTTGAAGGACACAACATGATTAAGGTTCTTGGCTATGACAGAGATGGAGAATACCAATTTACAAGCATTAACCAGGATCACAGGCCTATAACGTTGCCTTATCATCAAGTAGCAAAGGTGGAGTATGTAGCTGGTATTCTGAAGCAATCTCGCCATCTGGATGACATCGAGGCAAGGGAGTGGCTGAAAAGTTCGTGACTTCATCGTCACATAGCTGGTAACCAGTGGCCTGAAGAGACGTTTGGGTAAGGAGGATAGATGGCGTTCAATGACCTTGAATATCAAGCAGTAAAAAAAGAAGTTCACCAATTCATTGAAAGCATAAGGCCGCCTGAACATATCCGCAATGAACTGGATATTGTTTATAGCATCAATGACCAAACGATAGATATCGGCGAACAGCGCCCCGTGTGGCAGGGCAATCCAGGTGAAACAAACATCCTGCCATCAGCAAGAATCAAGTACATACGTTCTCTGGATAGATGGAAAATCTATTGGATGCGGAAGGATATGAAATGGCATCAGTACAGTACTGAACTTTCGCTGACTGATGCGCTTGAGCTTGTGCGTGCTGACCCGGATTGCTGCTTCTTCGGGTGAGTGAAGAGACGTTTGGATGATGGATGGTCGCAGAGATGCGGCCTGATTCTAAAATAGGATATAAAAAATGAGAATACTAGGTGTTAGAGCGGCGCCCAAAGTTACATCTTTTGTTGTATATTGCACTAATGAGTCTGCACTCAAATGTGTTGATGTTATTAAAATACCTTCGACCTTAGACACACCAGAAAAATTAAAGTATGTGAGAAATAACATCCTCGACATTCTTAATTTATATAATGTTGAATTAGCTGCCATACGCGTTACTGAATCAAACTCTGATAATCTTAGCATTGACCGCCTTTATATAGAAGCTGTTATTCAAGAAGCATTTTCAAGCAGTGATGTAAGAAAATATTACACTATTAGAAAATCTGGCATGAAATCATCATTGAACCTAACAGAGATCGAGTATAAAGAAATATTGAAGTCACACCGCAATATAAATGGAATCGATAATTCTGGTTTTACAACTGAAACAAATGAAGCTGTTTTGGCTGCACTATCTGCGGAGGTAAGGGGATGCTAACTCCATACAAAAGAGCTGATGTAGAATTCGAATGGATTAGTGATCTAGAAGAACAGGGTTGTTTTTCAAAAGTATATCTGGCTCATGACAGACACCTAGCTCATGACTTGGTGATTAAAGAAATAGAAAAAAAAGAAAACACTAACCACGACGACTACTTTAATGAAGCAAGGCTTCTCTATAAACATGCACATCCAAATATTGTGCAAGTTCAGTATGCTGCTCAATGTGAGAGCAATATCTATATAGCCATGCCATTTTATCATAATGGTTCGCTAAACCAATTAATGAAAAAAAATAATCTTACAAGCAGGGAGATAATACGGTATTCCATTCAATTTTTAAGTGGACTTTATCATATACACTCAAAAGGTCTTATGCATTTTGATATAAAACCTAATAACATTATGATATCAAACAGAAATGAGGCCATGCTATCTGACTTTGGATTATCTCAGTTAGTCAATGAGGAATCGAGAGCTGCGCCTGAGTTTGGATATCATTTTCATGTGCCACCGGAATATTTTTCTTTATCAACAAATGATTATAATTTCACATATGACATATATCAGGCAGGATTAACCATATATAGAATGTGTGTTGGACATGATAATTTTGAAAGAGAAAGATCTGCATTTAGCACGATTGAACAACTCAGAGAGTCGATAATTAATGGCTGCTATCCATTAAAAGAGTATCCTCCCCATATACATAAAAAATTAATAACAATAGTGAACAAATGCATTCATGTAGATCCAAATGAAAGATATCAATCCGTACTAGATGTACTAAACGATCTCTCAGCTATAAGTGATGGCGTTCTTGACTGGCGTCTACAGATGACGAAACCAACTAACGGCACATGCGAATGGCAAAAAAAGTCTGGGGACGCTATACTGTCTATAGTTTTTGACGCAGAAAATTCGTCTACTACTGGTTTTCGTTTATACGATGATGGGCGGAAAAGGCGTGCTACGAACTTAACAATATCCTCAGGATGTACCCCTACAAAACTGTATAGGTTATTAAAGGATAACTGATCATGAAAAAGCGCGAGGAAGTAAGCAAGCTGCCTCGCAGACGTGATGCAGCATTAGCGGTTCCCTACAAAAAAGATGAGTTCATAAGCCCTTCTGATGACAAAAAATTTTCAAAGGCGAAAAGTTTTACATCTACATCTCTAAAAGATAAATACTTTAAAATCTAGCCCGGCCTCAGCGCCGGGTTTTCTTTGCCTCACGTTCGCCCACCTAAAAAACATAACCAATTGTATTTATTGATGTAACTCGCTAAACCATGCAGTTATGATCCCTGCCGCATAACCTTCATCAGCCACATTTTCAAAAATAAATTTCCTTATATATCAGAATCATACTTCGTAGAGTTAATAAATCACCAAAATTCGTACCAATAGTTCTTGATAATGTCGAACTATTGGTTCATTATTATCATCGTCAGCAGGACGCATTACTCACCAGGGCGGTGAATATACAACGATTCGAATATGAATCTACGGCGCTGACAAAGCGCAATAACCAAAGTGAACTTTGGGGTGTGGTGAAGGGTTCATGGACGGGAATATGTCGCACGTAAAGCGGCGAGGCCTGCGGGACTATTGCCGAATTGAAGTAGGCCGAAACAGGTCGAAATGGGTCTCCCACCTACCACACCACCAAAGTTCATCAGGAGGTCTATATGACACGCAGAACTCAGTTCAAAGGCAATTCACGTTCTCGTCGTCGTGAGCGTTTAAAGGCAAAGGCATTAGCTAACGGCGTACTGGCCCGCGAAGAAGCAATAAGTTCAGAAGTATTACACCGCCCTACTCTAAGCAGAGCGCAGATTCAGGCTAAAGGTACTCACGAAACGCCTGAGCGCATAGAAGACGCTAAGCCAATTAAGTTCATGGCACAGGACGTGATCTGGCAACAGAAAGAATACAGACGCAATCTGGAGCGAGCGGCCATTGTGTACGCGAATGAGTTTGGACATAAGCAACCAGAAACTGGTGTATGTCTTCCAAACGTAGCCATTTACGCGGCAGGCTACCGGAAATCAAAACAACTGACGGCGAGGTGACTTGTGTTGGTCGCCAGAAAATGAAATTAG